GGGTCGAACTGTACTCTGTACTGGCATGAAAAATAGGCTGCTCTACATTAATGAAAATACAATTTGCTTCCAACCAATCAATATCCTCTTGACCAAAACCTGTTTTGAAGATTCGCTCGCCGAATCTATGTGACTCATACATTTCAGTACGCGGATCTTTATTCGCACACCAGATGCTTGGCCTGCCCCACTTGAATAACTTCGGATCGTGGTACAGTGCCTTTACCATGAATTCAGGCTGGCTGCCTAGCCAGTCCTTCCATCCATGGAAAAAGCAAATACCACCACGCATATCGTCAAAGACAGCATACTTGACGTCATCAGCCACAGCTAATGCATCACCCCCTGAAAACGCCCCACCAAAATACACGTGAGGACCGAGTGAACGTGCCCATGACGTTTTTCCAGTTCGTGATGGCCCATAGAGAACCAATGATTTAGGTCCTAATGAGACAGATTAGCATATCGTCAACCCAAGTTCCACTATGAAACCTGTAGGCGTAGGATCCCCCCGGAGCTTGCGTAGGGAGGGCGAGCCGGCTAATTCGGCACAACAACTTACTCACATCCACGTCTGCAGATCGTATTCCAGATTGTGCCAACCAGAGATCTCTTCCATCATCTCCTCCACGGAACTCTCTAAACCCTGAGGGTGGCTCATACTTGGGAAGTGTGCCAGCATATCTCCATTTCGCATAGGATCGGACATTAGCGAAATTCTTGATGAGGCCTCTTGTATCCACCTCTCCGTATAAGTCGAGAAACTCGTCCTGAGTCTCGCACAGGTGAGCAATCGCCGTGAGGCCACTAAGCGTTCCAGGTCGACCTCCGCGCGGCCGCTCGAGCCCTCCCGCGACAACGTCTCCATCCTTGATCGCATAATCGTATCCTTTCTCTGGAGTTCCTTTAGAAGGGCTAACGTTTGGGTGCCTACCCGCCACATCGAAAATATCCACGCGTCGAGAACGGAATTTCCGGCCGAAGTCAACAAACACGTGAAGATGAACTCCTCCAAATGTTGGGTGTATCTCTCTGGCGACGATACATTCAGCGCCGAGTGATGACAGATGATCGCTGACAGCCCATTCGTCAAGGTCTCCGCACTGTGCATATGTGAGAAGCACATACTTGGAATTGACAAATAACATTTGGCACGTGATAACAAACTGTGCTCCAGGAAGCGTGTTCTGCGAAACTAATATTATAGCAGAACAGCGGACACAGTCCAACTATAAATACCTGGCCTCCCACCCATCAGGGTTCTCAGCAAAATGTCGTTCATTTGCTCAGGTCTCCACCTTGCGCACGGTATCCCCCATAACCGAGATTGCTACCCCGCTTTGCCCGCCAAGCTCGAACGAGAAGATGCCACGCTTTCCCAACAGAAATACACGCTACGCCCGAAGGAGAACATACAAGCGAACTCCAGTGAGAAGAAAGTATGGTGGCGTGACCAAGAAAAGGAGAACATACCGCCGAAAGACCTCCGGGAGGGGTCTCATCAACAAGATGTCGAAAAAGAAGAGGGACATAATGGTGTCGGCGGCCAACGCCACAGCTAATGCTGACCCGATCGCACCCATTGTTTCAGGGCAAGGCCCAACAATCTTGGCCAATGGCATCAAAGATGGGATTAGTCTTTTTTCGTTTTGCCCTACGTGGCGATACTTGAAGCCTAGCAATGCTAGCTATGTCAGTCAACGGACGTCATCCAGACTCTGGTTGAAAGGCATTTCGGAAACTCTCTCATTTATTCCAAATGATGGATCAACATGGATATGGCGACGATACATCGTCCGGTGGAAAGGCAACTATACCGGTGAAATTACAACCAATCTCCTTACCGGTGCCGAGTCTACTAGTGGCGCAACGACTACACGAAAGTGGAGAAACTATGCAGTAGCGTCGACCGACACGGGAATCAACGCGGCCTATGACTCAATGCAAGAGAACAATTACATGGGCGTCAAGACCACCGATTGGTCCAATCAAATGAACGCGAAGCTCGATAATACGAAGTTTGACATATTGTACGACAAGACCACCCACCTTCGATCTGGCAATCAGGCCGGAGCTCCTCGCAGGATCCGCAGGTACCATCCGTTGAATTGCAGTATTGTTTACGATGACGAAGAGAACGGATTGAACATCACACCATCACCATCCAGTGTGCTTAGTAAATTGGGAAAAGGAAACGTGTTTATTTTTGATTTATTTACTTGTCCTGCCCCAATCAGTGCTACCACCAGTAGCCTAGCTATGGGGTCGAACTGTACTCTGTACTGGCATGAAAAATAGGCTGCTCTACATTAATGAAAATACAATTTGCTTCCAACCAATCAATATCCTCTTGACCAAAACCTGTTTTGAAGATTCGCTCGCC